TATTCTTGGAAAAAAGAAAAAGGATGGCTCAACTTCTACTGGAGCCAGTATTACACCCCCAGATGGCCAATTATATAAGCGTGCTGAAAACATATACAGTCAATTAGAGGAGGGGTTTGATGATATTTCCGAATATGTAGACCAGCAATATTCCAACAAGTTTACAGATTTTGGCGGCGATCCTGCTGACAAAGATACCCAAAAAGCTAAGCTAGACCACAATATTCATAGTAGACAAACCCAATTGGGAGAACGCGTAACAGCAATTAAAAACAGAATGAAAAACGCATTATCTACCTATCAAGGAATGGATACTATAGATGGAGGTTCTAAAAGACATAAGGGTAAGCACACGCGAGTAAGCAAAAAGAAGAAGGGGCGAAAATCTCGACACACAAAGAGAAAGACTGGAAAAAAATCAAAGAAACATAAGGCCAGTCACAAAAAATCAAACCACAAGAGACGTGTGAAACGCACGACTAGAAAACAACGATCACGTAAATAAGTCGACATCGTAATCATAACAAACTATTATAAATATGATATATCCATTATCATATTTATTTATCGTATATAATTGGATTTTGTAATCCTATTGTTTATTTGCGAGACTTGCGAGATTTACGGGACGTCTTAGACTTAGACTTAGACTTAGATTTCTTCTCGCTCTTAATAGACCCAAACTTTCCCTTGCGGGTCTTGTATCCAGCCTTCTCAAGACGCTTCTCTTTCTTCGCGGTGGAGTGCTTCTTCTTGGAAACAATGCGACCATGCTTGTTCATCATAAGGTCTCCCTTCTTTAGGTTTCCAGCAGTCTTATATGCAGTCTCGTGCCATACTTGGGCACGGGACCCAATCAAAAGCTGATATTTTTTTCCTTTAATGTGGTAAAGACTATCTGATCCCTTCATGTGTTTTTTCACCATGATCAATTATATATAAACGAAAGAAATTATTTATGTGTAATTTTGACAAACAGTCCTAAACCTAAAACTTATTTGTACGCATGTTAACTGGAACAATTCCTCCCCGAAGACCATTTATTATTGGAATATCGTTTGGTATATTGCATCGATAGAAAACAGACACATTTGTATCTTCGATAGTATCTGATGGCAAGAAAGGAGAGCTAAGTCCATTATCGCCATATACTATTTTTCCTCTTTTAGCTTTCATAATGTTATTTATTTTATTTATTTTTGTTCCGATACCTTCTCCTAACATATGTTTTGTTTCATTGCCTACGATACATGTATCAATCGTAGCGGTATCGGGAGAAAATATATAAGACATGCATTTTACACGGTTACTAGAAGATCTTAGGTTTGAAGCCGCATATGTCAAACCATATGCTTTTTCTGCTAGACTTAAACTGTCTATTAATTCTATATCAAACCCTCTTATAAGGGTTCCTTCTGGATAATTTTTGGTAAGAGGTCGATCTATTGCTAAACTTCCAAGTTTTGTTACAATTCTAGTTTCACTTTCATCACCATAGCCTATAATGATTGCTTTCTTTTCACCAAACCCGACATTTGAAAATACCTCCAATAACATGTCATTTATATACGCGTTTTTCGTTAATATTGTATCTATCTGCCATGTTTGTCCAGGTATTTCATTGGTATGATATTTATTATCGATTACATCAATACTAGATTGGTTGATTATAAATGGTGACATTACTGCTCCCGAATCTACAATACTTCGTATCATAATAAATCCGCGCGCGTATACACCAGGTGGGAGTAATAGCGTTGATCCGTAGCCTGTCGTCCAAGTAGATTGATCGGATACCTTATATTCCCACGAAGTAGCACCATCCAATAATTTTACGACAAATATACCTTTTTCAATATAAGATATTTTGGGCGGAACTGGATAGATAACAATATCGTTGTAGTTAAACATTGTTAGGAATGTTTCTGGATGCTCATCAGTTTTATGTTTTATTAATTTTATAGCTATACGAAATACGTTATAATACCCAGGTGGAATAGTCACGGTTGATGTCTCTGGTGTTATCCATTTTCTCGCATCTGTTTCATTCATACGAATAGAATATTGCCATTTGTTATATGTTGAGTTTGAGAGATCTACTGTGAGATTTTTAGTCACACTACTCGGCCATCTTATAATGTCATTGTTTGTTTCTACTTCATTGTCGTAATGTTTCTCTGCATCACTTTTATCGAATGCTACTTGAGATGGTACATTAATAACATCCCCATACTTAGATACACTTCTACCTGGTATATAAAAAAGATTATTCACAATTGGATTTCTATGGCTTGTTCCATCGTCTGAATAACTTTTAACATATATAGATCCGGCAATATAATAATTTAACGGAGGGTAAATAGTGAGTGGTTTATATAAATATTCAGACCATGTTTCTCCACTATTTAATGAATATCTCCACTTACTTGCACCTTCTCCTAATTTAGAAACGATTATCCCCTGCTTATATGCAAACCCTACTGCAGGGGCCCCTGGACGGTTTATAATCTCGATTTTTTGGTTCATATATAATATTGGATAGTCTGATACATCATCGCGTGTTTTGTTTTGTATTATGATTGAGTTGATCGGGTATGTTCCCGTCGGCAATGTGAAACTGTTGCGTTCTTTTAATGTGTAGTCATCTGACCAGTTTTTCCCATTATCAATACTGTATGACCAGTTTACTGTGTCATTGGCTAGGGATTTTATAGTATATGAATAGTCATTGATATTGTATACAACAGTTGGGTTTTCTGGACGAACCTGAAAGTTTACAGATGGCGTTACGTGTGGCTCGGGCGAACTCACACCATCTCTAGTTATCGTTTTCACCTTGAGATTTCTGTATGTATACTTTCCTGGCGGTAGTTTAACGTCATTATTTATCTCTAATGTGCTCCATGTGTCCCCGTTGTCTATGGAATACGCCCACAATGAAGAAGAGGATGGCTTATTATTAACAAGAACTCGAATATAACCATCGCCATCTTTGTTAAATACAACATTCGGCCGATCTGGTCGAATAGTAAGAGTTTCTTTGTTATAAACTATAGCCGAATAAATATAATCCGGAAGTAAGAGAGATCTTATGGCTATTTGTTTTTCGGAATATTGTCCAGGAGAGAGAAGATATTCTTTAATACTCGGATCTATGATTGCCCATAACTTGCCACCGTCCAAAGATAGTTGCCAGGCATTAGCTTTATATATTCCTTGAACTCTAATTAGTCCATTGGTTTTGTTAATACTCAGATTGGGGGTAAACGAGTTTAGATTTTTTTCTGGATTATTCGGATCTATTTTAAAATCTAGTTGGCGAGATTTATATGCGGATTTTGTTACAACACTGTTGACATCTTCATATTTATAATAGTAATTATTTGAGCTCATTATTTATAGCTATATTACTTTAGTTGTATATTTTATTTGCGTTCATTTGTTACTAGTATTACTTATTCCAAACTTTAAACGTAAATTGAACGATTTATACTTAAAAAAATTACACCAACTATACACACCAAATATGGCATCCACCAATCTTTCAAAAAAGTACCAGCAAAAGACCGACAAACAACACATTCTTGACAACCCAGACACTTATGTGGGGTCAGTAGAGAATGTGGATGCAAATATGTGGGTTCTTGACCCAGATACATCTAAAATAACTGAGCGACAGATAGAGTATATCCCTGCATTGTACAAGTTGTTTGATGAAGGCATTGTGAACTGTAGAGATCATGTCATTCGAATGGCTCAGGCACAAGCTAATGGAGAAGATGATATCAATCAAGTAGGTAATATTGACATTAGCATAGGCGATGATGGAACCATCACTATGTTCAACGATGGCAATGGGATCGACATCGCGAAACATCCAGAGTACGATCTTTGGATACCTGAAATGATATTCGGACATCTTCGAACCTCCACTAATTACAACAAGGAAGAAGAGAAGATTGTTGGAGGTAAGAATGGGTTTGGGTTTAAACTTGTTCTTATTTGGTCAACTGAAGGAAGTGTGGAAACAATAGATCATAAACGTGGTCTTAAGTATTGTCAAAACTTTCATAATAATCTTGGCACGATCGATGCTCCTAAAATCACAAAATGCAAGACAAAGCCATTTACTCGTATTACGTTCAAGCCAGATTATAAGAGACTTGGTATTGATGGTATCACCTGTGATATGGTAAACTTATTCAAACGTAGAATATACGATATTGCCGCGGTTACAAGTAAGAATGTAAAGGTTAAATGCAACTCGCAACTTATTCCAGTGAAAACTTTTCAACAATATGTTGATTTATATCTTGAAACTGGTGCAAAGAAGGTGTATGATTCGCCAAACGACCGATGGGAGTATGCAGTTGCACTGTCTCCTAGTCACGAGTTTTCGCAAGTATCATTTGTAAACGGTATTTACACTGGAAAGGGCGGAAAGCATGTTGATTACATAGTTGGACAAATTACTCGCAAGTTGATTGCTCTCATTGAAAAAAAGAAGAAGGTTACTGTAAATGCTTCCGCAATCAAAGAACAGCTCATTGTATTTATTCGGTGCGATGTTGTAAACCCTGCATTTGATAGCCAAACAAAGGATTACATGAACACTCCCAGTTCAAAGTTTGGGTCTACATGTGTTGTTGACGATAAGACAATCGAAAAGCTATCAAAGCTGGGTATTATGGATATTGCCTGTGCTATTTCACAGATCAAAGATACAAAGGCAGCAAAAAAGACGGATGGATCCAAGACTAAGAACATACGAGGTATTCCTAAGTTGATAGACGCTAACTGGGCGGGAACTGCAAAATCGGGGGAGTGTATCTTGATATTGTGCGAGGGCGATTCGGCCAAAGCGGGCATTGTTTCGGGACTATCTTCCGAAGATAGAAATATCATGGGGGTGTATCCAATGAAGGGTAAAATTATGAATGTTCGTGGCGAAACAACAAAGAAAATATCTGAAAACACCGAAATTGCTGATATGAAAAAAATACTAGGATTGGAAAGTGGCAAAACCTATATCGACGAAGATGAGGTAAAAAGAAGTCTTCGTTATGGAAAGATCCTCTTTATGACGGATCAAGATTTGGACGGAAGTCATATCAAAGGACTATGTTTGAACTTATTTCAGACAGAATGGTCGTCTCTTTCACAGGTGCCTAACTTCATTGGTTTTATGAATACTCCCATCTTAAAGGCAAAGAAGGGGGCCGAAACACTTGTCTTCTATAATGATGGAGAGTATGATGCGTGGAAAAAGGTAAACGATACAAAAGGATGGAATGTCAAATACTACAAGGGTCTTGGAACTAGCACTGGCAAGGAGTTTCGAGAATATTTCGCTAGAAAGAAAGTTGTGTGGTTCTCACATAGCGGCAACTCAAGTGATGACACAATGGATATGGTATTTAATAAAAAGAGAAGCGATGATCGAAAAGAATGGCTAGGCACTTATGAACGCGAAACCTTTGTAGATACGTCTCTTCCGACGATTGCATATGAAGATTTCATCAACAAAGAGTTGATCCACTTTTCAAAATACGATTGTGAACGTAGCATACCGAACGTAATGGACGGGTTAAAAATCAGTCTTAGAAAAATATTGTTTGCAGCATTCAAGAAAAATCTAACAAGTGAAATTAAAGTAGCTCAGTTTACAGGATACGTATCAGAGCATTCTGGATATCATCATGGCGAGGCATCGTTGAATGGTGCAATTGTTGGCATGGCACAGAACTTTGTAGGATCAAACAACATTAACTTGTTCTCGCCGAATGGTCAGTTTGGAACAAGATTACGCGGAGGAAAAGACAGTGCGTCGGAAAGATATATCTATACGCTATTATCTCCTATCACACGCAAGCTATTCCCTAACATGGATGACAGTATTCTGAAATATCTCGATGACGACGGCTTACCAGTAGAACCAACATTTTATGCCCCCATTATTCCAATGGTTATTGTCAATGGAACAAAGGGTATTGGAACTGGTTTTAGCACAGAAGTTTTATGTTACAATCCTACAGAGATTATTGAATATATCCGAGATCGTCTTACAACTGGACAGTTTGAGACTACTCGCGAGTTTGTTCCCTATTATGAAGGGTTTAATGGACAGATTGCGAAGCTAACTGATGGTAAGTTTATTGTTCGCGGAAGGTATGCGATTGTTGGAGATGACAAGGTGCGAATTACTGAGTTGCCAGTTGGTATGTGGACAGATGATTTCAAAGAGTATTTAGAAAAGCTAACAGATACAACCGATAAGAATGGGAAAAAGGTAACCCCTCTCGTAAAAGATTATGATGATATGAGCAAAGACACCACTGTTGATATTACAATTACAATGACAAAAGGCACGGTGAATGCAATGAACTCGAAGGTGCTCGATCCTCAAACTGGTTGTACCGAACTAGAGAAAACGTTGAAGATGTATACAACAATGTCAACCACCAATATGCATTTGTTTGATGCCAACGATAAGTTGCGAAAATACGCTGGTCCAAATGATATTATCCACGACTACTTTGATACACGAATGCGTCTGTATGTAGAAAGAAAGGAGTTCATGGTTCATCAGCTCGAACGTGAACTCATTGTTCTGAGCAACAAACACAAATATATTCAAGGAACACTGGATGGAGATATCGATTTACGCAGAAAGAAACGCAACGAGATCAATGAGATGCTGAAAAGCAAAAAGTTTGATATGCTAGATGATGATACTGATTACAAGTATTTAACAAAGATGACAATGGATAGTGTTACTGACGAAAGTGTCGATAAACTGTCGCGTCAGTATAATGAGAAGAAGTGCGAACTTGAAACACTGAAAGAGACGACCACCGAGCAGATGTGGCAAAGAGAGCTAGAAGAACTTCATGCAGAGTATACAAAACATCGCGAACAGCTTCGATTAGCTAACAGTGGAACTGACCAAAACAAGAAGGTAACAAAAAAGGTTATTATCAAGAAGAAAAAGGCTGTGTAGAGACATAGCGACAATAAATAGAAGATGGATCTAGTATGTATGTTTATATTGTATTTTTATTGTCTGTCAGTTTTATATTTCTCTCTTTGTGTATTATAATAAGCTCTCTGAGAAAGAAGAAAGCTATCTATCCATACAAATACCATATGTCAGATAAACCAGAGCCGAGTGATAGTAAACTATACGAGAAAGTAAAAAAGGAAGTATATAAACAACATCCCAAACATAGTGCGTATCGTAGTGGAATAGTTGTAAAAACATACAAAGAGAGATATGCCAAAAAAAATGGTAATCGAAAACAGCCATACAAAGGAAAAAAACGAAAAAAAAAGGCCTTGGTCGATGGTTCAGAGAAAAATGGGTTAATCAGAGAGGAGAAGTGGGATATAAATATAAGAATGATGTGTATCGTCCTTCAAAGAAGATAACTCGCAAAACGCCAAAGACACATGGCGAGTTAACCAAGAGAGAAATAAAGAAAGCCCGAACCAAAAAATATAGAAAAGGGCGAGTAGATAAGTTTTACACCTTTGGACATTTAAAACACCGATTTTAACGGAATTAAAAAATCCAAAAATATAATTACTTACATATGGAAGCAAAGCACACAATTTCCTAATAAAACAATTCAATTATCTCTATTGTTTTTTCGGTTGGATTGTCTATCCAATATTGGATTTGTTGTTTCAAAGTTTTTATGCGTTCTTCCCATTCTTTTTGTTTGGTTTTTGTAATTTGTATCACTCCTAACTTGTTTAATTTCCAACAAGATTTTACTAATATACCGTATTGATTAGTATAATCATCTGGATTAAAACGAATAAATACAATTGGACGATGTTGTAGGTCTTGTGATAATTCCATTAATCGTTTATGCTGACAACTACAATCATAATACCTATGTTTATTTTCGTCAACTTCAACAATAATAATATGCGACCCCATATCTAATAATAAATCAGGGCGACGGCGAGAACAACCATCTTGGACTTTTTTATCTGCAACCCAAGTAAAACTGGTAAATGTTTGTGTGATCCGGTCAACTACATCTTTTTCTTTGGTTTTGTAATTACGCATTGCCGGTTTATCTTTATTTTCTGGATTATTTACAAAACACGGCATACAATAACCTTCATATTTGATATTTCCCTTTGTTTCACACCATTCATTTTTACACAACTCATTTCCACCACATTCTCTACACCGTGCTTTTCGTTTTCCGTGTTCGCAGTATGCCGACCCGCCACATTCTTTACACAGTGCTTTTTGTTTTCCGTGTTCGCAGTATGCCGACCCGCCAC